ACACTTGCTGATGATATCAAAGTTGAATCATCTGAGTTGCTAGATGGTATCTTGTTTGTTTACTTGAAGAGGGAAATCCCCGAAGAGGACAAACCCCAAGAAATCGAAATTTCTTAACAAAACCCTCTTTACAGGCATGTGCTTATTCAGTATAATAAGTACATGTCTCTAATATTATCAAAAGAAGATTCACTATACGCTTCCCAAGTCTTTATCGACTTCTACAATGGGTTTGACCGTATAGATGATTATCTAAGAAAAATCAAACTAGAACGAGTCGCAAACTTACCTACGTCATTGCCAGGCATGGGGCCTGAAGATGATATGTTCAGTGACTTCTCAATGCATCCCCATGATATGGAATTTGAATGTAGAGTCTTATCAAATGACCTATATGATAACTATCTAGAAATCACTACTTCACATGCCTTGGAAAAGTCAATTCCAGGCAAGACTCTGAAGTGGGTTGTGTATGAAAAGAACACAAACAAGATTATGGGTTTTATCAGATTCGGTTCACCGACTATCAACTCTAAACCTAGAAATGATATGCTTGGTAAACCATTAGACACCATGTGTAAAGATACAATGAAGAGGTTTAATGACAGTGTTATTATGGGTTTTACTATTGTACCTACTCAACCATTTGGGTACAATTATCTTGGCGGTAAATTACTTGCAGCTATCTGTTGTTCTCACTATGCCAGAAGAGCATTAAACAAAAAGTACAATACAAAATTTTGTGGGTTTGAAACTACATCACTATATGGTTCATCCAAGACTGCTTCACAGTATGATGGTATGAAACCATTCTTAAGGTTCAAGGGTTTGACTGTATCAGACTTTGTGCCTTCTATTAATGATGAGAAGTATAGGGACTTGAAGTATTGGTTTGAAACTAAGAACGATGGTAAACCATTAGTACATGAAGATGCATCGTCTAGAAAAATGAAGACTATTCAGAAACAAATTTCTACTATAAAAAACTCACTAAATATACATGACAAAGAAAAGTTAGCAGAGTTCAAGAAAACATTTGAAGATGCGAAACGTCTCACCGAAAGGAAGAGACAATACTTTTCAAATTATGGTTATGAGAATGTGGTCGATTATCTAAATCTAGAAACGGACACCCTCAAGAAAGCACCAAACTATGACCGTTATGAGTTAGAAGGTGTTGTTGAGTGGTGGAAAAAACTTGCTGGTAAAAGATACGACAAACTTAAATCAGAAGGCAGACTCAGAACTGAATTAGAAACATGGAACGTCAATGCAGAAGACATTGACATAATTCGATAAGTTAAGCGGGTGTCGTATAGTGGCATTACAAGAGGTTTCCAACCTTTTGACGGGAGTTCGATTCTTCCCACCCGCTCCAGTTTTTTATGAGTAGAAATATACCAATCACAGCTGTTGACCAATATGACTTCCTTGAACATCGAAGAGAACAGGAGAAGAAACATTGGGACAAACAAACTAAAAATCTCAGACCTCTTGATTCTATTTTAACAGTAGAAATTAATACTACTGAGTTATGTAATAGAACTTGTGCATTCTGCCCAAGACACGACCCAAAAATATTTCCCAATAGAAACTTACACCTTACAGTTAAAGGTGCTACAACAATTGCTGAAGAATTAAGTGATAATAGTTTTAATGGTAAGATATCATTTAGTGGTTTTGGCGAAAACCTTCTCAACCCATGGTTCCCCGAAATTGTAAAGATTTTTAGAATCAATTTACCTTATGCAACTATAGAGTGTAATACTAACGGTGACAAACTAGATGCAAACTATGTAACTAATCTATTTAAGAGTGGGTTAGATTTACTCTACATCAATCTATATGATGGCATAGAACAAATGCAACACTTTGATGAGATGCTAACAGAAGCACGAATTAGAGAAGAACAATATAAGTATAGAATGCATTGGGGTGACTTTGAGAAACATGGTTTGATTCTTAATAACCGTAGCGGAGTAATGGATTGGGTAGGAGTAGAGGAGACTGCAATTGAAACACTTAAAGGTAAACCGTGTCATTATCCTTTTTATAAAATGTTTGTTGATTGGAATGGTGATGTTTTATTCTGTTCCAATGATTGGGGCAGAGAACATGTTGTAGGTAATCTATTGACCATGTCATTACATGATGTGTGGTTCAGTAAACCCATGACAAAGATTCGTAAAAGATTAATGAAGGGTGATAGAAGTCATTCGCCTTGTAATAAGTGCAGTGTAGATGGTTCGCTGTTTGGAAAACCATCATTTGATTTGGTAACAGAATATTATGAAAGTAGCAATAACAGGAACTAGTGGTTTAGCAAAAACCATTCTAGATACATTAGAATCAACTCCATACAAAGGTGAAACTATAGAAGTGTTCACCCCACGCATAGAAGATATAACTATGAATGGTGACCTTTGGTGGGGGTGGGAAAATGTTGATGTGTTAATTAACTTTGCTCATGATGATTTTGAACAAACAAAGATTTTAGAAATAGCCCATAACGCATGGGTAGATGATGACAGTAAATTCATTATCAATTTTTCATCACGTGCAGCTCAACCAAACATATCTAAGGGGTATCTTTACGCAGCTGCAAAAGCATCCTTGAACCATCTTGCAAATAATTATCAGTATAATTCAGATAAACGATACAAGATGACTACGTTATGTTTAGGATTATTAAACTCACCAATGCCAAGTGTATCTAGGAACGATGTCGCTGGTATGGTTTATAGATTGATTACAAGTTATCCCGAACTTGAAGTAGCAGAGATGACGGTTCAGGCACATCATAACTATAGAGAGTCACAACAGTTAAAAGAATTTCAACGGGGGACAACACATTGAGTATGTTTGAATCATTCTGTAGGATTGTAGAAAATCCTAATCAAAAGGACGAGGAACACTATGCAATTGAAATTGTTAAAGGTGAATTCACTGGTGTGGTATGGCAGTTTGGTTCTGTTGAGTTTGTAGATGGCAAACCCGAACTTAATTTCCAAAGAACTATTAGAAGAGTGCCCGAAGGAATGTCGATTGAAGAAGTGGAAAAAAACGAAGACCTAAATAACTTCATGGGAGATATCCTAGTGGAACTCCTAGAAGAACAAGTTGCGAAAAGCGAGGAAAAAAATGAATAGAGAAATCTTAAAAGAACAGATTAAAAGACATGAAGGTGAAGTGCTAGAAGTATATGCAGATTCACTTGGATACCTAACTCTAGGTGTTGGTCATTTAATCAAAGAAGGTGATGCGGAACACGGACAACCTGCTGGAACACCAGTAAGTCAATCTACTGTTGATGCGTATTACGAAACAGACTTTGACAAGCATGTCGAAGAAACAATTCATGTATTTGAATCAAAAGGTGGGTCAGACTTCTACAGTTTGCCTGAAGATATCCAACACGTGTTAATCAACATGACATTTAATTTAGGCGCATCTAGATTCGGTAAATTTAATAACATGTGGAAAGGTGTTGTATCTGAAGACTGGGAAAGAGTCGCAGTTGAAATGGAAGATTCACGTTGGTTCAAACAAGTAGGAAGACGTTCAGTCGAACTACAAGAAATGGTGAGAGCGGTATAATGGCAGATTTACTCAGAGCATTGGAAAAGAAATATGAAGGTGACATAGCAGTTCACACTGCTAATATCATGGTGTATCAAAGTAATCCTGCTGGTATAGGGGAACACCCCGACATAGTACAAGCAATGGATTCTGAGGTACACAAACTGGCAGAAGCAAAAGACAAACTAAACACTGTCAGAGAATTGCTGTTTCCTACTAGAAAAACACTTGCAGAATAGTTAATACTGTAGTATACTTACAGTATGGATTTTTACACTAATGTAGCAAGAACACGTGACAAGATATTGGTAACAGGATATCAAGGTAACAAGAAGGTCAAACTTCAAGTTGCCTATCGTCCTAACCACTACGTCAAATCAAAGAAGGGTCAAACTGCCTATAGGTCACTGGATGGTCAACCACTTGAGGTTGTCAATCTAAACTCTATGGGTGGTGCTCGTAAATTCAGAGAACAGTATGCACACGTAGAGGGGTTTGATATCCACGGATATGACCGTTACGTATACACATACATCGCTGATAAATTTCACGGAACAATAGAACCCAACACCAAGTTAATTCGTTGTGCTTCACTTGATATTGAGTGTGAGTGTGAGGATGGTTTTCCCGAACCCATGGAGGCGAAGGAAAAAATCAATGCAATCACAATTAAACCATTTGGAGAAAACTCAGTAACATTTGGTATTGGCCCGTGGGACACTGCACCCGATAACGTTGACTATGTTGAATGTGCTGATGAAGCATTCCTAATGGAAGAGTTTGTTAAGTATTGGGACAAACAGTCATTTGATATTATCACTGGGTGGAATGTAAACTCATTTGATATTACATACATTTGTAACAGACTTGATAGACTATTCGGTGACGGATACCACAAAAAACTGTCGCCTTGGAGAATGTCTGATGTAAGAGAGTTCACCCAATATGGTTATCAGAAGAATCAAGTGTTCACGTTATATGGTGTAAATGTCCTAGATTATCTAGAACTGTATCGTAAGAATACATTCACCAAACAGGAAAGTTATAAACTAGACCACATTGCTCACGTTGAGTTAGGTAAAGGTAAACTGGACTACACAGAGTATGGTTCACTTCATACATTGTATAGGACTAACTACCCATTGTTCTTAGAATACAATGTACGTGACGTAGAATTGATTGAAGAACTAGAAGATAAACTTGGTTTCATTGAGTTGATTCAATCAA